GAGGTTCTTGGCCATGGCTTTCTGGCCGGCCTTGACCAGCTTCCGGCTGATCGCATCTTCGAGGCCGACGTAGCTGATGAACTTGCCGGTGATCGAGCGGTTACCCAGCAGCGAGAAGCCGCCCAGCACGGTGCGGGCGTAATAGCTGACACCGTAGCGGTTGAGCAGATCGCCTTCGGTGGAGGTGTCGAGGATGTTGTATTCAACGACGCGGGAAACGTCTTCGGCGTAGGTCACCTGGTTGCCCGGGCTCTCCCACTGCTTGACCTTGGCCAGCGCGGCAATCGCCAGGCTGGACGGTGCGAGGAAGACATTTTTCTTCGCCGCTTTCGAGTACACGGCCGGCATGTTGTGCACAACCAGGCAGCGGTCGAAACCGAGATCGGCACCGCCCAGTTCCTGGCTGTAAGTCACTTGATCAGCGACCGAGGCGTCCTTGCCATCCAGCACCACGCGGGCCTTGATGCGCTTGCCGAACGAGGCGAACTCGCTGGCCACCGCTTTGGTGCCGGTGAAGCCCGGCGCGCCGATGATGGTCAGGTCTTCCGGGACGCTGCCGAGTGCGGCCAGGCCGAGTTTGCGGCCGGTGGCTGGCTCAACACCGCCGATCACCGCGTTGACAGTGTCGGCCGGGGTCGCACCCGCCTCGACGATCACCACGTACACCGGCACCTTGACCACTTTGAGGATCTGGTAAACCGCGTGGTACAGCGTGCCCTCTTCCGAACCGGTCGGATCCAGCAGCGCGTGAGTGGTGAAGCTGTTGATGCGGAACGGCGCGTTACGCGGAATCAGCGGATCAGCCTTCGGCGCGGTGCCGACCAGACCGATGACGTTGTCACCCAGGCCACCCATGGCCTCGGGGGATTCAGTGGCATTGACGGTAATGCCGTTGTGCTCGAAGTTCAAAACCTCAGCCATGGTTAGTCAGCCTTCTTGGCAGCGGCCTTTTTGGCCTGGGTGGTAGGTGTTTTCAGTTCCAGTCGACCGGCGCTGTGCAGCGCACTGGCCTCGACGTCGAGCAGATCAAGGTCTTGACCGACGCTCGACCAGTGCCCACCACCGGTGGGGAATGGGACGAGCACGGTGTAGGTTTGGCGGGTTGCCATTTTTCGTTTCTCCATAAACGGGAAAGCCCCTCGTGGGGAGGGGCTTTGGCGGGTGTTGATTGGTTTTAAGCGGACAAGAAAACGCCCCGGGGTGAGGGGCGTTTACTGGGGAGCCGAGACGGATGTCGCTGGTAGAGAATCCGGCCAGCTTTCCTTGAGCATTTCGTCTGTGTAGGTGCCCGCTTCAATAGCCCGGAGCAACTCAAGCTCTCGGTCGAAGCAAGCCTGGACGTGCGCCCTTACAGCTTTGGCAATGGCGAGAATCTGTTCGGCGCCGATCTCGACAAAACCATTGAGGGTTTTGAAGTTGCAGCGGTACTCGGGGTCGAGAATGGCGGACAGACCGGTGCTGGCGATCAGCGCCTGACTGTCGCGAGATGTTTCGATAGCCATTGATCCCACAACGATACCGAGACCTTCCCGACGATATCTCTCGGACGCAATTATCTGTGAAGGGCTCAGCTGCGGATCAACCGGAGACTCCGACATGTAAGTCAGATAGCGTTGATCCTGCGGTTCGACCACCCCCAGATTGGCGTAATTTCCCTCATCTTGAGGGCAGGAAAAAACCGCAACGATCTTCGTTTGCGTCTCATCCGAGAACATGACGTTTATGCGTGATTTATCTTCCACTGGGTTCACTCTCAAAATCTGTAACTATTCGTCGTGATCGCAAAAGCATTAAAGGTTCCAGCGCTGGTCAGGCGATAAAACAGCGTTTGCGGCGACAACAAGGGAACATCCAGAAATGACCCGCCGCCGGTTCCTGTAAAGTTAACGATAAAGGTCTGAAGACCTATGGCGGCAGTCGACCCGGCAAGCGCCATGCTGTATCCATTGGCCGACACCGAGCCTTGAAAGTTTCCGGAAACCGACTTGGCATTCAATGGGACAGCGGCAGAGATCGACAACCCTGTGAGAGTCGAAACCGAGACGGTTGTCGACAACACTTGAGCGCCATAGAACACCTGATGATCAACTTGTTCAGCTACAGCAAACTGAGCGCTGGCATTCGTCGGCAAAATGCTGAGAAGCGCGGAAAATGTATAGCCATCAGGAGCAACACCCGCCAACAGTTTCGGAGCGATTACAGCTGTGGCATTGACGGCAATAATGCCGGTGGATTTGGACGCAGGATTGTAAAGCGCGTACAACGCGACAAACCCATTGACCGGCGCTGCGCCCGCATCCATTGCCCCCAGGCCCTTGACCGAAGCCGACAGGTTGAGGCTCTGGTTGAAGTTGGAAATAACCACCCTTTTCCCATTCCCATCTCCCAGAACGATCTCGGAAGCTGTGAATGTCGCAGTCGGAGCAGCAACCGGAATCGAGACCCGAGCGTTTCGAATGTCCCCTGCAAGGGGTCCATTCAACGAAAGCTGTTTTAGCTGTTCAGAGAGCACGGAGATGTCGATACTTCCCTGATTGACCGGCGCGTTCCAGGCCTTGATGCACCACATGACGGCGATGTTGCGGGGACGATTTTCTGTTGCTGTCCGGGCTTGTCGGGCGTTGTCAAAATCTATGGAGGTGTAAGCATCAACAGCAGCATTTACGCCCTTTGACACGCCGGACTTCGACCCACCGTACACACCGTTGAGTATCTGGCCCATTCCAGTGGAGTCTGCTGCAGATATCGCACCGGTCAGGCGCTGCATCGCATCCAGTTGAACCGTACCAATCTGTCGACCAGCATCCACCCCACGTCCATGATCCCAACCACGCAAGAACTCACCGCGTGATTCCGGCAAGCGGAAGTTGCCGGAGCCCTCATCGCCCTTGTTGTAGGTTGTGCCTAGAAAAGCCGCCAGATCCGGATAAGTCGCAATGCTCTGCACACTGCCATCCAGCTCCAGATAACCGGGCGCAACGATCCCCGTCGGGAAGGCCAAAACAGCACCCACCGGAACCGCGGATTTGAGTCGTTCGACTTCCTTGGCCAGTGCGGCTACGTCGATGGTTCCCTGATTGACCGGGGCGTTCCAGGCTTTGATGCACCACATGACGGCGATGTTGCGTGGGCGAGTTTCGCCGGTTCCCAGCGAAATAGCTGGACCGGTCTTCAGCCAGCTGTCCTCACCGGAAGGGTAGTAAGTTGTATTGGTGCTTACAGAGTTTGTTCCAGCAATACCGATAGCTTCCGCACCGTACGGCCAGCTTCCCGCACCTGCGCCCATGCCACGTGCACTCTGAATCGACGCAACTGCCGCCGTATCATTAACACCCGTTACATGTGAGTGCCCCTCTGCCTGCATGGACTGCAGACTACCGAGACCACGCCCGGCATCCACCCCACGCCCATGATCCCAACCACGCAGGAACTCACCTCGCGCTTCCGGCAACCGGAAGTTCCCAACCCCCTCATCCCCCTTGTTGAACTTTCCACCCAGATAGGCGCTCAAGTCCGGGTAGGTCGCGCTGCTCTTGACGCTGTTATCCAGCTCCAGAAAACCCGGCGGCGGTGTATCAACGGGGAAGGCAACAATCGAACCCACCGGCAACGCCGACGCCTTGGCAATCAACGCCCCGACTTCAGCCTTGGTGTAGGAATCCTTGATGCCAAACCCGGCCAACGTTTCAGGATTCGCACCTGCCGTCGCTCGACCATATTCATCAACCGTCAGACTCTTGTAAGTACCCGCAGCAATCCCGGTACGCCCCGCGAGCATCTTGAACGTCAGCGCCGTGGTGCCGAGGTTGATCGGCGCGTTGGTGGTCAGGTGCCACAGCGAATCTCCGTTCGCCGTGCCCTCCTCGACCATCACCGTCAGGCCCGGCGTGACCTTGGCGCTGGTATTGGCATCAGTCGCCCGCACCCAGTCACCGTTAGCCACGATCCACAGGCCGTTGTCCTTGGCCAGGGTCTGGTTCGCCAGCAGCACACGGTCGCCGGAAATCACGGCCACGCCGTCGATCTGTTGCGCACCGTTCAGCACGATGTTGGTAGAGGCCGCGACGCGCACCGATTGCTTGCCATCCAGTTTGCCGAGTTCTTCGGCGAGATAACTCATGACCCAGGCACGTGTGGCTTTGACCACCGTGTCATCAATCAACAACGTCACCAACGACGCATTGCTGGTCTCGAAAATAGAGCGAATGTAGAACTCTTTGCCCGAGCCCGACGTCGCCAGCACCGGCTTGAACGACTCCGGATATTTGACGATGGCGTAGAGAATCCCGGTGTCGGTCCACAGCCCCGCTTCCCGCACATACCAACCGCCAACATCCGGCGGAATCGTGACTTCGGCGAGCAGCCAGCTCGGATTCTTCTCGTCCTGGAACAGCGCATTGAGCGGCCCGCGCCACACTTCGCGCTTCAGCGCAGTGGCGGTCGCGGCCGGGTTGTAGACCGAGCCGCCGCCGTCGCCGACGGAAATCTGCGTCAACTTGATCGGTACGCCCGCAGCCTTGCACGCCGTTTCGTAGGCAATCCCTGCGTTGGTAAGCAGGGTGTAATAGTCAGCCATTCAGGCCCCCTGAGGATAAATAGTGGATGTTTCGACGGTGTACATCGCGGCGGAAATGAACGCCTCGCCAGAGGTTTCGAGCCCTTCGATGAACACCGGATAAACCGTCGTCAACTCACCGCAGAAAGTCGCAGCGGCGATGCAATGACTGCCGAACGCGCTCAAGCCAACCGTCACCGAAAGGATGTCCCGTTCGCTCTTGGCATCCGCCAGGCGTCGGTCGAGACGGGCGTCGATTTCTGCGCTGTAAGGCTGGTCGCTGAAGGCGCGCACGCTGAAGCTGTAAGGCACGCCGGGCGGCGTCTGTTCGTACCAGGCGCGGACTTCGGGGCGCAGTTGCAAACCCTTGGCCGCGTTTTCCAGCGCCTTGCGAGTGCCGGCCTGGCGTGCGGTGGGCCAGGCCAGTTCGACGGTCAGGCGCTTTTCCGCTTCCGGTGAGCTGGTGCTCCATTCGGCGACACCGCGATCCGCTGCCAGATACGGCAGGAATGCCACCGGTGTTTCGCTCGGGTTCATCAGCTCGGGGAACGGCGGCGCGATGCGATCAAGCAGCGCGTCGAAGCCCAGATCCAGTCCACGTTCGAGTGGAGAGCTGTTGGCCGGCAGCAACGTCGGGCTATGCGTTGGCTCACTCATAGTGTCAGCACCTCGACCTCGACCGCCGTGCAGTACGGCGCCTCGAAGGCGCTGGTGATGATCGGCTCCAGCGGTTCAAGAATCTGCAGTTGCACGGCGCCAGCGCTGTGCAGTGTGTAGTCGATCCAGCTCGGGTCGACCCGCCCTTCCAGGCGATGGCAACTGTCGGCGTAGGCCTGCAATTGTTGCTGCGCGGCGACTTTGGTCAGGCCCGAGTCGGGGCCGGAATTGATCTTCGCCACCACACGAATCTTGTAGCGTTGAATGTCGGCAGCCTTGACCGTGACCAGGTCGGTTTCCGGTCGCACATCAGGGCGGGCGAAGTGCTGGCGTACACCGTCAAGCAGCGCTGCAGACGGGGTGCCATCGCCGTCTCGCGACAGCACCGTGACCTGCACCTCGCCCGGCGCCGTGCGCCGACCATTGCCGTCCTTGACCTGTGCCGCCAAGCCGTCCGGGTTGAAGGTGTAGGTGACGTTCACCACACCGTCATCGCTGGATTCGACCTTCACCGTTGGCCGTTCACCGAGGGTGAATACCTCGCGGCGATACTGCATCCGCGAGCCCGCAGCCGGCGCATGTGGCGCCAGGTAATAGCGCAGCCGGGCGTCGTCGTCACTTTCATAAATCGGTGGTATTGGCGGGAAGGCTGCCGGGTCACCCGCATCGAGCAACTGTCGCTCCAGGCCCATGTCCGCCAGCCGTGCGTCGAGGTTGCTGCCGGTCGCCCACCACGCCAGCATTTGCTTGATGCGGGCGTTGTATTTGCGCTCGTGGGATTGCAGGCGCACGCAGAAAGCTTCAAGCGCCAGGGTCAGCAATTCGCTCTCGTTTTCCAGGCTGGTCTTGAGTTTCGCCGCGCTGTCCGGCGCTCGGGCGCCGACATACTCGACGACGAAAGTCTTGAACTCGGCGAGCAAGTCTTCGAAAGCGTCGACAGTGATCAGCGCCGGTTCGGCCAATTGGTTCTGGCCGGGAATCAACATGCTCATGTCACGACCTCGAATGTCTGTTGACGGTTTTTCCAGGTGCCGGCGAAGCGCAGCAGCAGGCCCGCGCCCTGGCGGCTGGCGACGATCACGCTCGGCTGAAAATCGCTGATCCCGTTCTGCGCGTTGTAGAACGCCTGAGCCGCGTGGCTCTGGGCCAGAAGCAGAACGTCGTCACCGAGGTTCTGCCCCAGCAGCGTGGGGATCAGCGAGCCATAAAGGGGCCTTTTTT